GGGCGGGGGTGGGTCCTCTCATGGAGGTACCCCAATCTTCTCAGATGAGATTGGCGAATCCCTCCATAGCCGCCCCCCCACAGTTTCCTGTGGGGTTTTGCTTGGAGGGTTAGGTGTTTCTTCCATAGCACCATTACTAGCGTCACGCCATGTCACGGACATAGGTCCGAGGGCACCCGGCAAGGTGGACATGGTCATCCCCTGATGACACGTTCTCTGGTACAGTAGGAATACTGGCCCATCGCAATCCTTCCAACGGGCACTTTCAGCGCGTGCCCGAGGTGAGTCTGTTTAACAGGTCGACTCTAACCTCGTATAGCCTAGGAGGTTAGGCTGGCGCAGCCGCAGTAGCGGCGGGTGTCGGTGCCACGGGAGTGGTGACCGGTCCTGAGAATTCCACGTCGGGTACCATTTGTATGATACCTAGGGAGACCGCCGACACTTGACTCGTCGTTCCGATGACGAGCCTTCCGATGCTATAGTCGCCTTTGTCTTCATCGGATAGTGCAAGAAACGCAGTGGCCCCGATGTTGTATTTTAGGCCACTAATGCGTCCAGCCACCGAAAAGGTGTGCTTCTCATATGGGCTGAAGGTCAAGGACGAGGTGTCCATAAGATCCTCGAGCACTGTGGGAAGAGGGGTCCTGTAGTTCGGGAAGAACTTTAGAACCACATTTCCCGGTGTAACCGTGGCACAGCTGGGTATCCAGGTGAACTGCAACCGCCTCCACTCATGTTGAGAGTGGAGCTGAGATAAACCGGCCATATACTGAGCTCGTCCCCCATATCCAGGTTGTGTGCTGGGGTCGAACAAGAGCGCAGGTATGATGGGCACAGTCGTGTAGTTATCGGTCGTCTTGGCAGTGATGCGAAGTATGATTTCCGGCTGGGTATTGACCTGCCGGCCTCGTCGATAAGCCACTGTCCGGGGGGGTGACGGGCCCACAGCTTGGCCATAGGCCAATGGGCGAGCACGCTCGATGGACCTACTTCTAGGAGGCTTATTAGTCCGTCTTTGTAATGCCTTGCCACGTCCCCTTCGGTTAGAGGTATTGCCTCCATTCATTTCTGTACCTCTATGTTCTGGTACTTTTCGTGGTGATAGGTGGTGTTGTGTGAGGGCGGAATTATGACAGGCCCTGTGCTGGTGACACTAGCAACTATGATGATTAAAAGGATGAGGACAACCGTAACCAATGGCCAGACAAAGGGATTGTCTGGGCAGTGGCAAGTGCCGGTAGCCAGGTTTATCCGAAGTTGAAGTTGTTAGTGACGTCCACCCTCTCCGCGATGATCACGAAGCTTGCAGATGCGGTGTCGTCCCGAGTGGCAGCAGCGTCTGCACTTCTGCGAGCGATACCGGCTCCCACGTTGAGTCTTGCGGCGCGGGTTGCTTGGCGATCTTGTTTGGGCGCTTGTGCGAGTGTGTCGTCGGCTGTTTGGGGATTAGTTGGAGGAGTAGACATTCGGAAGCTCTTGCCGGAGATCCCGAGTCGGAGAAGTTGGGATCGATCACCAGCTTGTCGAAGTAATTTTCCATAGCCACCTGCTCGTCCGGAGTGTACCCGAACGCAAGGTAGAAGGAATACCTCGATTGGGTACTGATGTCTCTTTCCTTCCGCGTCGAGAGTTTTGAGAGTGCTTGAAATCCGCTCGCGAATTCTCTACTAGTGTGTATCTTCCCCTTGTCAGCGCCGTTTCTGATGAAGCATTTGTAATATGACTGTTTAATGGGTATGCCCCCGGTGAGAGAAAGTCCACACTCGCCTACAGCCCGGATCCATTTCTTCATGGTGTTGGGGGTGTAGAACGGTGTGATGGAGTGACTATCTTTACTCATGCTGACTGCAGGATTCCGGACCATAATATATTGCGTCCCGTCGAAAACTGGTTGCATCTGACAAAACTCAACTTGTTCAGTGATGTATTTCGGTGCCTCGGCTACGACCTCGAACCCATAGTCTAAAAAATGACTGTACAAGTGCTCCACTACCACTGCCTCATCATCCACCGAGCAGATTAGCACATTGTCGTCACCGTTGTTGACTAGGGCGGCCGTGATACCAAGCCGATCAATCAAATCCTTTGAGATCAAAGCTGCCAGAATACAATTCCCGAGGGACGTGTTCATTCTACAACCATTCACGGAGTATTTGAAGAAGCCATCTTTTGCATAGGCAGTTCCATCGTTGTGGATCTGCCATTCACAGAGAAGGTTCAACAGTTCAGGATATCCGTGTATTTTCTTGTATATTGAGTGCTCATACCGGAGTGCTTCAACAGAAACGTGTTGGTCAAATCTGGAAGCATCGAATCCAATTGCGCATGGTCTTGGAAATTGGCGCATTTTCTTGTGGATCTCGTGTCCCATAGCTTCCACGCTCATACCCTTAAATATGGTTTTCCCACCAAACATCTTGTCAATGGCTGCGTAGATGGGATGTTCAATGTGCTTGAGGTACCTACCCATTTCCACATTGTAGCGCGGGTCGCGCGGTTGGATAACGCGGGGGCAGGGGTCAGGCTTAAGGGTGAGGTTGAGTTTTTCCGCTTTAACAAAGGTTTTCAGACGAGCGTCTTCTTTCCGGACGGCCATTTCCGAGAGGGAATCAACAGCCTTACTATAAGTCACCAGCTTGGGGCCAGTGTAGTAAGCCAGGAACTTCTCATAGTAAATGGGGCCCTTGCGGCCGACGTGTCTTATAATATCTTTGCGGTACTTGTTGAGGCGACGGAAGTGCCCCGGGATGGGTTGTGGGGTTGGTATGAATTCATCGTCCAATCCGTGTACACATTGCGGATTCTTGACGCAAAATACCCGTTCTGCGAGCCCACGCTCTAAGTTCCCCGCACTGTTGTTGAAGAGCCCAAAAGTGTACTGGTCGCCCATCCCGGCAACCCTGTGTATGTGGCTAACTTTGTGGTCCGTATCTTTAAAGTGGCATCTGAGTCTGGGGTGCCGGACGCGTGTACGTTTACACTGCACCCCCTGCCACTTTTCGATACCCCCCTATTTGGCGAAATGGAGACCAGTTGCCTGGTCTCCATATAGAATGGTGTTAGCCCATTCTTTCCATGCCTGCCCAGAGAGAGGGTTGTCGAGTAGCCTGTGGAGGCTACTTTTCTGTGCGAATGCGTCCCTATATCTTTGCAGGGTCTGCACAGTGTCTTCGCACGTCATCGTTATGGCCATGTTGTGGTCGTAGGTCGAGGGGAGGAATACAAGCGGCAGGGCGCTGGAAAGGGCCCTGTTCGCGTCTAAGGCGTTTAGCCCCCTCTTCTCGCAGCATCTGTACATGAACCTCCAGACTGCAAGTTGGTTGGCTTCTGTGTTCTTTGGAACACCGTTGAATTCAACCTTTGCGAGGGCGACGAGTTGCCTCACAAACTTGCCGTAGAGCTTGATTATCATCTGCGATACCTCCTTTTGTACCACGTTCCCTTCTTCGTCTTTTTCCTCAGGAGTGATGACGTCTTTAAGGATGCAGTCTTCCATCCGGGTACGTAGGGCAGCGCGCCCCATTTCTTCCATGCACGCCCGGACCTCCTGGTATTCCTTTTCCAGGAATTGGGTGCGGGTCTTTGCCGAGTGGATGGCATCCTGTCTTCTCTGGAACTTCCACATGTTCCACAGGAACTTGAGCGTTCTGTAGCCCCCGTAAAGGGCTAGCCCAGCTCCGACCGTTGAGAGCGCCCGACGCGGCAATCTCAGAGGGTCCACCTTGGTGACCCAGGACACAGTAGAGGCGCCCATGTCGGGGGGACTACTGTCGTCTAGGTAGCTCCACCTGTTGGCTCTAGCAGTGTCGAACAGCCGGCTGTAGAAGAACGCGTCCCCAGCGCGAGCACTGGCGGCGTTGTATCTCTCGCATAGAGACCGGGCTATTTCTTGAACCGCCACAGGTAGGTAGCAGAGGGCGCGTGCAGCTCGAGACAAGAAAGACACCAAGTCGCCAAGGATTGACGACCCGAGTTGGATTTTGAGCCAAGCGTAAGCAGCACGGGGGCAGAGGTGGAAGAGGGCATGGAATTTGGACCAGTCCAAGGTTGCCGCCTTGGTACTGTCGAGCCTGGTGAGGGCGGAGGAGAAGAATTCCATGGGCAATACGCTGTGTACGTTTAGCGCCGCTGATGCACAAGTTGAGTGCCTGCCGCGAGCACGCGTGTTGTACGCGAACGGGAATTTTGCCGAGTTCCC